TAATGTTGAGAATATGAAGATTAGGCTGGATAAAGATATTCATAAGTTCTCACATTGTCCTGATATGAGTGATGAAAACTTTGCTGGGAATAGCAGTGGTGTTGCTATACAGTATAAGTTGTTAGGCACTGAAAATCTTATTTCTATCAAAGAGCGCAAGTTTAAGCGTGGATTACAATAGCGTTTAGAACTTATCGCGCAGATGTAGGGATTGATGGGTTCCAAGTTTGATTGGCGTGCTATTGATATAATGTTTAGACGGAATATACCTGCTAATTTGAGCGAGATTGCTACTGTTGTTAGCCAGTTGGATGGCATAGTGTCTAATGAGACATTGTTAGCACAGATACCTTTTGTTGATGATGCGACAGCAGAGCAAGAGAAGTTAAATGATGAGAAAGAACAAAATAAAATGAATAATCCGTTCTTCCAATTGGACTATGAAACTAATGCTATGTAGCGAAATAAACAATCGCAAACGCAGACAGACGATTAGGGGCGGGATGAATGACCAAGCGTTTAGCAAGGTATTATGTTACGCAGGAAAAAGTTCTTGAAGCATTAGCAGAAGCATATGGAGAGACGGAAGAACTTTATAAATTGTTGAAGGAAATCACCGATGAAATGTGGGAAGATTTGCGTCCTGCCATTATTGAGTTGATTGAAAAGTATATAGATAATCCTCACGCGCAAATTGATTTAGACAAGTATCCCGCAATCAGGATGGCGATTAGGGAAATTGAAACGCGCCATCAATAGCGGCTACTTGAATACTATTGGATTGGCTATAATGTAATTACAGAAAGTTTGGTAAGCAGTTATCAAAAAGGCAGTAAAGATGCCTATACGATTATGTCTGTTGTTCCCACTTGGCTGAATAATGAAATAAACCCCACCATTAAGCAGTAGGCAGAAGTGAGAATAACAGATACATATATTACGAGTTCTATCTTACCTATTCCTTGGTGTAGCGATGGTAAAGTATATTCGTAGCGTTTATATGGACACGTGGCGAATTTTTAGTCTAAATTGAACTATGTATTGAGTGAAGGTGTTGCCAAGGGGCGTGGGATGGAGTGGATGACATAGGCTTGGCGCAAGTTAGTCGGCGCCACTGCCTATGATACGGCTCGTCTCTTGAAAACTGAAACGATGGCGATGTATAATAGGGGACTGAAAGACAGTTATATCGAAATGGGTGTTGAATATGTCGAAATCGTAGGCGATGCTGAATGCGGTGGTATATGTTTAGACTATGTTGATGGTGAGCCAATTAGGATAGCAGATGCGGAAATAAATGTGGAGTTGCCACCCTATCACCCCAATTGCGCTTGTTCTTTTGTCGCTTGGGAAGAGACTGAAGTGGTGGAAAATCCAGAAGAGTAATCAAGAAGCCAAGTAGCATAATAATCAGGGGTAAATGTTGTGCTACGAGTGCTTCTCTTGTGCTCGCATTGGCACTATGACTCTTAATCAGGGTGCCCAGGGTTCGAGCCCCTGAAGGCGCACCATAGACGCGAAGCCTTAGTACATAAGGCTCCGCGTCTTTTTGTATCTTGTGCTTGACACCTTGATTTTTTTAGTCTATACTCCTAATCAAGGGGCCAGGATAAGGCCCTATGATTAGGAGGTGGCTTATATGGCAAAGACATTATTCTCAAAAGGCAGGACTTTTGAACGCAGTTTAGAAGATTGTTTTACTGAATACTATGATGAAAAAATGGCTTTGAACAAAAGCAAATCAACTTTAAGCGGTTATGAAGAAGCAATTAAATTATGGTTTAGGTATCTTCAAAAAAATAATTTAAGTATGACCGCACGCGATGTGAATGTAAGTTATATTCTTTCGTTTTCACACCATCAGTTGAACGAAGGTATGAAATCCACTACCCTCAATCATTACTTGCGCGTTATTCGTGCTTTTCTCTATTGGTGTATGGAGCGTCAATATGTATTGCCACCATTTAAAATTAAAATGGTGGCTGAACAGGAAGTTGTTAAAATGACATACAGTGATGAAGACTGTATGAAATTATTAGAGAAGCCGCGCAAGAATGATAGTTTTGTTGTGTGGCGCACTTGGGCGATTATAAATTGGGTATTAGCAACAGGCAATCGCGCAAGCACCATTTGTAGCATAAAAATTGGCGATGTGAGTTTTTCGAAGAAAGAGATTTACATAAATCGCACTAAAAATAATAAGGCAAGCATTTTGCCACTGTCTCCTGCTTTGGCAAATGTTTTAAATGAATACATTAAGACTTGGTTGTATAATTTAGGACCTAATGATTGGTTGTTCCCCTCATCCACCACCGCAGGACAATTAACCGTTAATGCGTTAAAGCATAGCATTAGGCGCTATAATTTAGACCACGATGTCGAGACTACAAGTATTCACGCTTTTAGACATACATTCGCTAAAAATTGGATTAGGAATACAGGCGATGTATTCCGCTTACAAAAAATCTTGGGGCATTCCACATTAGAAATGACCCGCCGATATGTAAATATGTTTAGCGAAGACTTAAAAGAGGGCTATGAAGAATATAGTCCTTTGGATAAATTGAAGAGAGGCAGTAGCCGCACACAGAAAATAAAAAAGGGAGCCAATTAGGCTCCCTCTATTAGTTTGAGTGCTTCTGCGAATTTGTCAGCAATTTCTTGATTTTTCTTCTCTTTGGCTCTACGCCTTTGTTCGGCGTAATTTTTTATTTTATCCGCTGGCACATAACCAAGATATTTTTTAGCATAATCAAACTTTAATGTTGTGAGCGAATGCTCCACCTCGATTTCAATACCATCCTTTTTGCGCACATCTTTTTTGTTGCGCTCCTTTTGAAGCCATAAGAGCGCTTGCTTGTCTTTGCGCTTAACAGCGTCATTGATTAAGTCGTCAAGTGTTAATGCCATAATTTCTTTTGTAGTCATAAATACCACCTCCTGTTGGTATTATAAATGCGGCGTTAATATTTAGCAAGCACCATTGGGCGAAAGAGGTATATAAACTTTATTATAAAATCAAATAACATTAGATGAACAAACTCGTAGAGGGTGTTCTTAAATGAAGGAGAAGAAATATGGAAAATAATAACGATAAGGGTATGGAAACCACGCAAACTCCTAATGAGGGTGCGCAAACACCAAAGACTTATACAGAAGAGGAAGTCCGCGCTTTATTACAGCAAGAGGGAGACCGCAGAGTGTCCCAAGCACTGAATAAACAGCGCAAAGAGATGGAAAAGAAGCAAGCCGAAGCAGAGAAACTTCGTGAGATGGATGAGAACCAGCGCCGCGAGTATGAATATAACAAAAAGGTTGCGGAGTTGGAGCAGAAAGAGCGCGATTTCGCTATCGCGCAGAATAAGTTAGAAGCATCGAAGGTGCTCGCTAATAGAGGTTTGCCAGTTCAGTTTGTTGATTATATCGTTGCTGATGATGCTGATACTATGATGACGAACATAGATAATTTTGAGAAAGCATTCAAGAGTGCGGTTGCTGATGCTGTTGCCGCTCGTATAGCACAGCCGACACCGAAATCTGGTTCAGCGACACAAACAGGACTTACAAAAGAACAATTTAGAAAATTAACTCTCGCGCAACAAGCAGAGATTTATACAACTAATCCCACGCTGTATAGGGATTTAACAAGTAATTAAGGAGTGTATATAATATGTCTTATGAACCAATGAACCATATTATTTATGATAATAAAGTATTAGAAAATAAAATCACCGATTTACTTATTACTGCGGTTGATTTATCTAATTATATGACTGTTGATAACAGCCTTACACAGAATGCTGGTATGAAGAAAGTTATTAACCGTTATACCGCTACTGGCAATGTTGAAGACCTCGCTATGGGCGAAGGCAACACCGATGGTATTATGGTTTCTTTTGTGCCAGTTGAATATACTGTTGGCACCACACAGGGACGCTTTGCTTATTTCGATGAGCAGGCTATGACTGACCCAATGGTTGTGGATGTCGGACTTGACGGTCTTGCCAAGACTATGGTTAATGATTTCACTACAAAGGCTATCGCCGAATATGAAAAGGCTGACCTTGGCACAACTCCTGCGGCTTGGAGTTTTGATGCTGTTGTTGATGCTATTGCCAAGATGAACCTTGAAGATGAGAGTGGTTTATTCTTACTCATCTCTCCTGCTGATTAGGCCGCTTTCCGCAAGGCGCTTAAAGATGACCTCAAATATGTTGAGGGATTTGTCCGCACTGGCTACATCGGTAGTGTTTGTGGTGTGCCTGTTGTTGTTTCCAAGGCTGTTCCACACAAGGTTGGTTATCTTGCCACCAAAGATGCTATTACGCTGTTCGTAAAGAAGGGCACTGAAATTGAGCAGGAGCGCGAAGCGAACATCCGTAAGAACACCGTTTATGCGCGCAAGGTTGCTGTTGTTGCTCTTACTGACGCTACAAAGTTGGTAAAGATTGATGGACGCACCTTTACAAAGGCAAGTCCTTCTATTGGTGCCGACCCACACGCGGCTGGTTTATATGAACTCACCAACAATGGTGCCTATGTTCTTACTGCTGACACGACTGTTGTCTCTGGTAAGGACTATTTCGAAATTAGTGAGGACTAATATAAAGGGGCTTACGGGTTAGTCCGTAAGCCCCTTTATTTTTTTACTGTAAGGAGGACAAAAAATGCTTGATAGATTAAAATTACTCCTTCACAAAGAAGACGATGAAAGTGTTGATGAATTACTGCTATTGCTCATAACGCTTTGTAAAGATGAAGCATATATCTATTGTAATTTAGATGAGTATGACGAAGCGTTAGATTATATCGTGATTTAGATGGTTATTGAGCGCTATAACCGCATTGGCAGTGAAGGAACAACAGCATAGAGCGCATCAGGCGCGTCTGCTACATACGATAGTTTTTATAGCAAAAAAGTAGAGCGTATGCTAAATAAGCACAGGAAGGTGAAGTGCGTATGATAAAGAGAGATACACTTACCCGTATTCTACTTCAGCCTATTGATGATGAAGAGGGCGGCAAATCTTTTGATGAACCGCAAATAATGGAAACTATTCCTGCGCACATCTCTTCTGGCGCATCTTCTAACGAAATCTCTATGTATGGTGTTAAGACGCAGTATGTTTTACACACCACCACTGATGTTAAATTGGATGACCGCACTATTGCGCGCTATATGTGGAGTAGTAAGTTATTTAAAGTTATGCGACAAGTCAAATCGGGCAACGAATGGTTTGCCACTCTATTAGAAGTGAATGAGTAAGGAGTGGTGATATGCTTATATTTGATAACGATACAAAGAAAATCCGTATGGTAGTAAAGGATACAGGTAGTATTACTGTGAATGTAGAAAACTATACCCTTAATGAGGGTGATGAAGTAGTATTCACAGTAAATACTGGGCGTGAGATTGAAACGCCACTCATTCAAAAGAAAGTAAATGTATTCGCGGATGGTAAAGCCGTCATTCAGTTATCTGTTGAAGACACAAATGTCAAGCCAGGTACTTATCTTTATGACATTCAAGTTAATGGCGCAGATGGCAGAGTTGATACTATTGTTGGACCCGCAAAGTTCGTATTTGAAGGGGGCATAACATTTTGAGTGAAGAGAATGTAAATATCAACATTGGCGCTACTATTGAGACTGACCCTGAAATAGTAGTTGAGTTTGCCAACCCTACATATCAAGGACCTGCGGGACCTGCTGGTCCAAAAGGCGATAAGGGTGATAAAGGCGACCCATTCACTTATGAAGACTTTACCGAAGAACAACTTGCGGCACTCGTTGGTCCAAAAGGTGATAAGGGCGATGCTGGTGAGCCTGGTCCAAAAGGTGACCCATTTACATACGCGAACTTTACAAGCGAACAGTTAGCCACATTAGTTGGACCGCGCGGCCCAGAAGGACCATAGGGTGCTGTTGGACCTCAAGGTGAAACTGGACCCCAAGGACCAAAGGGTGAATAGGGCGAACGAGGCCCACAAGGTGAGTAGGGCGTATAGGGACCGCAAGGTATCCAAGGTGAAACTGGACCGCAAGGGCCTAAAGGTGATAAGGGCGAAGCGTTTAGTATTGCCAAAGTTTATAGTAGTCTCGCTGATATGAACCTTGACTTTTCCAATAGTAAAGTGAAGTTTGGGGATTTTGTTATTATTGCTTCAAATGTTGAAGACCCTGATAACGCCAAACTATATGTTAAGACATCAAACGGTTTTAACTTCATTACAGATATGTCAGGTGCCACAGGTATTCAAGGACCAAAGGGTGATACAGGTGAGACTGGACCTGCTGGACCACAGGGACCGCAAGGTGTTTAGGGTATTCAAGGACCACAAGGTGAAAAGGGCGAGACTGGACCTGCTGGGACATATACCGCAGGTGAAGGTATTGACATCACAAATGGTGTAATTAGTTCCACAGTTGATGGCGCCATTTATTCTGCTGGTGATGGTATTGCTATTGACAGTAATAATGTCATTAGCGCGAATAAAGATATAGAAATTGTTGCCTATCAAGATGATTTTGCGAATTATAGCGCGGATGATTTACAAAAAATATATGATTTAGTAACTCAAGCCGCGGGCGCGAAACCAGTAATGATAAAGAAAGACGGTAAATTATATCAGTATGTGGGACAACCCAATAAGGTAAATAAAGCCATATTTGTTGGTTGGAAGTAGTATGGTGGTTATTCATATTTTATAGAACAAATAGATAGCGTTGTTTATGTATTTGATACTACACAAGGGAAAATAACATCATAGGAATTTGGTGGTGTCCCATTCGTTGGTATCAACCCGCAATCTGTTATGTGTGTATCTGCTGGCATTAATCCTTCGGGCAATTCTGACAGTGATTTATCAGCAGAATTAAGATATATCAAAAATAATCTCACAAAGACTGCTGATTTAGCGGCTGTTGCTACATCGGGCAGTTATAATGACTTAACTGACAAACCAACCATTTCAGGCGGCACTACCTATACTGCGGGCACTGGTATTAACATTACTAACGATGAAATTAGTGTCGATGCTACTGCTTTATCATATAATGATTTACAGAATAAACCTACTATACCAACAGTGCCTACCAATGTAAGTTCTTTCACAAATGATGCTGGGTATCTAACCGCGCATTAGGATATTAGCGGAAAAGCGAATAGCGCAGATTTAGCAACTGTCGCTACTTCTGGTTCATATAATGATTTATTAGACAAGCCAGAAATTAGTGGTGGTGCTACCTACTCTGCTGGTTATGACATTTATATTGATGAAAATAATGTCATTAACGTTGATAATTTTATTGTTGATGTTAATTTAATGCTTGGCTCACAGTCTGGTAGTTGGGAACTATTCTTTAATGGAAGTCCTTGGACAAATAGAAGTGTTCCAAATGACCCAGATAGTGACGCTTTTGTTTATTTATATGATTGCTATTATGCCAGCGGTAAGGGTTGGGTTAATACACATTGCCATATTCATCCTAATGGACAGAATGCCGAATGGGGAAAAATTGTTTATGTTGATGGCGATGAAACAAGCACTACAATCACTTTCGGCATATTCTTCGCGCCGAATTATTATTTAGAGTTAGGATATCGGCAACTCCCCACTGATGAAACACGCAGATACTTGTATAGCGCTTCTGGTACCATAATTACGCCATCTTTGGCTTGGGATAGAACTAATAATATAGTTAAGGTTCGTACGGAAAATGGACTAAATAAATTATATATAGACCCCACCGCTATTTCCTATAATGATTTAACTAATAAGCCAACTATACCTGACTTGACAGGATATGCGACCGAAACATATGTTACCAATGCTATCAGTTAGGTCCCCACTTATAGTGCTGGCACAGGTATTAGCATTAGTGCGAGTGGTGAGATTAGTTGCTCTGTTGTTGATACTAATACTACATATACTGCTGGTAATGGCATTAGTATTAATAATGGAGTTATTTCTTTAAATTTAACTAATGCGAATGGGGTGAGTTATTAATGGCTAATGTAATTATTGATGATACTCATTTAAGTGATATTGCTGATGCTATTCGCGGCAAGAATGGGAGTTTAAATACTTATACACCAGCATAGATGGCGGCGGCTATTAGCGCTATTGAAACTGGCGGTAGTAAAAAAGTGAAATGGTTGCGTAGCGATACTAATGCTACTTACACTTATGCCACGACTTTTACAGTTCCCTACGATATGGAAAGCACTGAATAGATACTTTTTTTGATATATTATTGGATGAATACAGCAAAGTTAGCGTGTCCTTTTTATGTTAGAGATTTTGCGTAGTATCAAATAAATAGTAGGACAGAGAGATACTGGATGCCGATAGGCCAGTTTCCTAATTTAGGTGCCACTCCAACTACGAATGGTGGCAACTGGATTTCCAAGGAAAGTAATACGTCATTTTAGGGCGATGTTTTACGCCGCGATTAGTTTTTATTATATAGCAATTTGACTTTTAGATACAGTTGGAGAACATTGAAATCAGGAACAATCATTACGCCTACTCATTATACTAAAAAAGCATCTGCTCTTACTGATAGCGCATCAGGCACTTCTGTCAGTGGCACAAATCGTATATTTGTTTTATATGAAGTATAAAGGTGAAACTTATGGGACTTCGATGTGAAGTATTTTTAGAAGATTTAGGGTTGCCTATGGCAACCCCAATCTATCAAATAGAACCATTTTATGGGGTTGGATTTGAAGTTTTTTGCGATACATTTATGGAAGTATCAACAGCATATTGCCCTGTTGATACAGGATATTTACGAAGCACTTTAACTGCTAATACTGACGGATTTGCCTGGGCTGAATGTTATACTGATTGCGAATACGCATAGTATCAAGAATATGGGACTTGGTGTATGCCAGCACAGCCATATTTTGAACCTGCTATTGCTGAAGCATTTATGGCAGCGGTACCTTTATGGCAATAGGCTTGGCAAGATGCTTTGGATGAAGAATAGGAATTGTTATAGATGGAAAAAGAGGCATACCAGGAATTGTAGCACGATATGGAAGAGAACGAGCAAGACTTACGAGATGAATTAGCAGATATTTACGCAGCACAAGCCGAGGCAGAAAATGCGGAAGAGGCTGGAGTATATAACCTTTTCGCGATGATGATATTAGTAGTGATTGCTTTAGTGATGGCAATAATTTCTTACACCAAAGAAATTGTGCGAAGCACAATTAGTGATATTTCTAAATCTATGTCTGCGAGATATTAGTTCAAAATAGATAGCAGTTATTTTATAGATATTACGTAAGGAGGAGTTGGATGAATAAATTATACACTGCTCCCAAAGGTAAAGTATATGATTGGGCTGAACCGCATACAGCCCATATTGTTGAGCCTGATGGCACGACTACAGAAGTAATAGAGCATTTATATGCTAAATACTTGTCTATTGCTCGGGCTGACAGTATTGATAATTATATTTTGGTTGATGACCAAAGGGAGAATAAATAATGATAGAGGCAACTAAAAAGAAGTTTTGTTAGTATTTGCGCTCATTAGAATATAATGTTGATGATAATGGAAATTATCGTGAATAGTTTCCTTGGTTAATGTTAAGTGTAGGTAGTGCCAGAGTGTTAAAGTCTTATGACTTAAATATGACTGAAATTCAACTTAAAGTAGATATATTTAGCACTTATACAGGCGAGAAGGAAATACTTACTATTGTTGATAACATCAACAAGCATATTCGCACATTTATGGATGAAAATGCGGATATCCAATATGTGTATATGCGTTCTTTACGCATTATTGATGACCGTGAAACAGGACCCGTCCGCAAACACGGTGTAGCGCAGTTCTCTTTCGTTGTAGCGCAGGAGGATACAAGCGATGGCGAATAATTTACATAAAGGTATAAATGTCGTCCTCAAATTAGGTGAAACTGTTTTAGGCGGTTAGTTAGGAGCAACATTAACGCAGACTGCGGAAACGATTGATATTACCAATAAAATTACAGGTGAATGGAGCGAGGTTTTAGAAGGTATAAAATCTTGGCAAATCACAGGTAATGGTTTATATATAAAAAATCACAAGACATATAGTTTGCTTCAAGAAGCATTCAGCACCAATACTGCTATTGATGTGGAAGTTATGATTGATGGACATCGTTATGTAGGTAAGGCGCTATTAATTGAGTTCCCGCTTACTGCGGTTTATAATAATACTTATCGTTATAATTATCGCCTATTAGGTGATGGGGAATTGAGCATCAGTGAATGAACTAAATATCGAATTGGGCTGTAAAAATTATCGGTTCAAAATTGGACTACGCAGTATAATCTATTTACAGTCTCTTTCAAAAATAGATGAAAGTGATGTATTTGTCGCTGGATTACTCACTTTTAATGATATCACTGTAAGAGAAGCCAAGGCGATATATAGAAATTGGTAGGACAAAATAAACTTACAGCCATTATATGAATAGGTTATTTCATCTCCTTTTATTGATGTGCGGGACTTATACAGCAAAGCAGTTGGCGAAATGGGTATAAGTCCCGCCATTTTTTATCAAATGTCGCCAGAAGAAGTGGAATTAGCCTATCAAGGTTATTTGCGCCGATAGGAGTTATCCGCAAATCTAACCAAATTAGCAGTATTATAGGCGATAAATAATGACCGCAGTGATATTACCATTTCAAAAACTCCTGAATACACTGTGGGAACGCAAAACGACCGTGACAAAACATTTTCTGTATTGGGGATAGAAAAATGACAGAATATGAAACTGTAAAAAGCAATGTAGCAGATTAGATAGTTGCTGTGCCAGAATAGCAAGTAGATAATTCAACATCAAAACAAGATAATACTACATTGATGAATGACATTGGTTTAGCGATAAACCGCGAAGGAGGTATGAGTATCTAATGCTAATCAATGGTATAAATATAAATACCCTTGGTGTCAAACTGTATGATAGAGTTATTAACTCTAACACTGTTGATACTACGCAAGAATGGTTAGATGGTGATATTCAGCCCACTTTTGTTAGACAGTAGGACCGCTTCAAAACTATGACGCTTTCGTTCCTTGTGTTGAATACAGATGAAGAAAATGCGTTTTTGCGCATAAGTCGTTTAACACAAGCACTACGCAAAGCAACATTATAGTTTGATGATATTAGCCTTACTTTTGATACAACATTGGTGGGCGCGGCTGAACCAGAACGCTTAAAGAATGGCAATTTTATCGTTAAATATACTTTAAATAGCGATTACGCACAAGGCAATCGTGAAGTATATACAACAGACGCCAAAGCAACAAGCGCATTTAGGCTCACCGTTCTTTACTACAAAAACACAACTCAATTGGTCGGGCAGGATGTTTATACTATCCGTGCTGGGGCTTTTGATGTTGGAACACCAACATTAAGTTCTATTGGTATTGATGTGGATAAATACCGCGAACAACACTATAATGCTGGTGCCGCAACTAATATGGGTTCGATGGAACTTACATATGAAAATTTACAGTCTCTTGGAACTTTGATTATAAATTATGCGCCTGTGCGCTATAACCTCACAATCTCTTACTATATGAATAGCGGAGATGGTTATAACGAGACATTACAAGAGACAATAACATTCACACATCCACAACTACAAAACATTAGGACTATTGGGCAATTATTTGATGTAAATACCTATCGTCCAGATGGGTATCGTGCGACTATTGATTATAGCGGGCCTCTTACTGTTGAAGGACTACTTGCGGCGTCCCCCATCGCGGTTATGTATGATGTAGTCCAAAATGAGCAGAGTAAGAATATAACAGTAGTCTATCGCAATGAAAATGACGCTGGCGGTTATGACATCATAAATAGCGAATTATTGAATGTGCGCGAGACTTCTATTACAGATGGTAAAACATTGCGCGACATTTTTAATCTTAACGCTTATAAGCCAAATGAACTTCATTACTATGATGGCACTATTGAAGGTTATAACGCAGATGACCTTATTACTTATGCGGATTTAAATACAACATATTATATTAATTACCGCAGACAAGAGCACACTATTTATGTTGAATATTATGCTGGAACTTATCCAGATTGGTATCGTCTTACTAATATCCCACTAACAGTAAAATATAAAGATGCTTATGAAAGTGAGTTTAGTATTGAAGATATCGGCTTGGATTTAGACCGCTATCATACAGCAGAATATCAAAAGGGACAGTTATATAATGCCGATAATTTTGATAGTTATGACGATGTTATTACTACTGGTGTTCTTCAAGTTTATTATGTCCCAATCAATTTCACGATAAAAGTTCGTTATAAAAAAGATGATTAGAGCGATTACACCGAAAAAGAAGTTGTAATCAATGCTTTACAGTTCTTTGGCGACCCTGTATTAAGCGATATCATTGATATAAATACGGACCGTCCAGAAGGGTATCAGTTAGATTTAGAAGAGAGTTATAATGGTGAAGTAACTCTTACCGCACTTACCACGAGTTCTCCAATATATATTGTGTATGAAGAAATACAAGAAGTGCGGCAGAAAAATATCATAGTTAGATATAAACAACAGTTATCAAGTGCTTACTCTACGATAAACACTTCTCTGTTGGTTATCAATGAAGCGGATTGCGTTGGTGGCGTGCGGTTGCGCGACCTTATCAACTTAAATCTCTATCGCCCAGATTACTATGATAGTGGCATTTTGAATGGCGCAAGTGAGAGTGCTTTATTGACTTTTGATGATTTACTCGCAAACTATGAAGTTCTATATCGCGCCTCTACATACAATACTCCTGTATATTACTATACTGATGACGTAGATGAGCATAATTGGATTGGAAGTTCTGTAATCAATTATACCGTGCTTGATTTTACAACAGAAACAACACTGTATGATTTAGGACTTGACCCAAATCAGTATAAACCTTCATATGCCGCAGATGGCGTAGTTCAGTATAATGGTGCGGTTTCATTCAGTGCGTTACGTGGTTTATCAAGCATTAATATTGTGTATGATAGCATTGAAGAACCAGACGACCCAAGTGGCATTGATTATCCGCACAGGTTCTTATTCTTACAACATAATGATTTAGGCGCCTATGAAAATTAGCATCCAGAATGGACTATGAACCACGCTTATATCAACACAGGTGTTAGCGTCCAAGATATGTCTAAATTGACAGTTATTATGGAAGCAAAACGGGTTGATGAATATGTTGCGCCGCATACAGTAAATGCGGGCTATGCTTACTTATTTGGTAGTTCGTCTGCTCTTGGTTAGTATTATATGCGGTTTAACAACCAAACAATGTATGGCACCAATCTTACTGGCGTGAATACTTATGAAGCAAAAGCAGGAAATACTGTAAATGCGTTAGTGCTAACAGAAGAGAATGCTATTGGTTGGAGCGAAAATTCTGGTATTTATTCTACGCAGAATTATAATGGCTATTCAACAGCCACATTCACATACAGTAACCGTATGCCAACAGAACACGCGCAAATGCCCTACCCACTTTATTTATTTGCTAATAATAACAGTGGTTCTTATGCCGATGGACTTGCTGGCTGGGGTATTTATAGTTGTAAGATTTTGTATGATGGTCAGTTGTTGCGCGATTTCATTCCTGTTCAGTATTATGATAAGATTGGCGATAAGGTTGCGCCAAGCAACTGTTTATATGATAAGATTAGTCAAAACTTCTTTGAAGATGCTACTGGCAAGAATAGTTTTAACATCATTGATGATGAGCGTTATACAGATACAAACCCAGAACATCAAATTGGTTCGTTCTATGTAAATTATTATAAAGGCGATACACTTTATCAAACTACGCAGGTGTTCTTCCGCGGAAATGATTTTGATGAAGAATGGGATATGTATGATAAACTCAAAGTCGATGATTTCCAGCCGCCTTATTATAAGACAGGTAAAATCACTAACTTAAATGAGATTGCCGCGATTAACTTTGATAATCTTAACAACTTTATATTTAAGGTTGTATATGAAGCACAAGAAAATCAGTTCCAAGTAAATTACTATAAAGATAGCATAAGTGAAGACAACTTAATTGCTACTGATACTATTGCGCTTCAAGAGAGTGATTTCTTCCAAGTTCCTTCATTTGGTGATATTGTTCGGCTGAATAAATACCGTCCAGAAGGGTATAAAACCGATTTTGTATATCCTGGCACGAAGGTATCTTTATCTCGCGTGATGGAGAACGCACCATACAATATTTTGTATGTGCCAGCAGGAACAGAAACCACTTATACTACAAATGTTAAATATATTAGAAAGATATTTGGTATTCGCACCTATGAAACATTAGGCACTGTTGAATTAACACTTACTGATAGTCAGTTCCGCGATGGCGAATACATTGAAAACTTCATTGATTTTAATGCGATGAAGCCAGCCAACTATTATAAAGATGGCGCGCCTTATCAGTGGTATTTAAAAGATATTAGATTAGATACTCCTGATAAATTGGCGCAAGAGTATATTGTAGTATATCAGCCAGAAGAACAAGCATTAGAAATTCGGTATTATAGAGATGAAGTAGCCGAGGAGAGCCTCATCGCAAATACTACCTGGATGATTTCTGTTGATGACTTTGATGGCGAGTTCTATTTAATAGATTAGTTGCCTAATTCATATATCAATCAGTATAAACCAGTAAATGCGGATGGCGGTATTCTACAAAATACAGGCGTTCTTTACACATTCGCAAGTTTGGCAGAATATGGGCATATTGATATTATTTATAATAGTATTGCTTCTCCTGATGACCCGACTAATGTTTCTCGCATTGGTAAAGTGCTTTATTGGAGTGCTGATGATATTACTCATAGTGATAGACAAACACTGACGCTGAATAATGGTAAAGGCGTAAATCAAACATTTGTGAATGGTGGTATTATTCCATATATTGATTTAGGTTATACACCAAAAGAAATTGGACGCTTGAAAGTTGAACTGAAAGCGCAAATGCTTACCGATGGATATACTACTGATACGACAAGTTATGGTTATCAAGTTCCAGATTATACATATGGATTTGGTTATTATGGAGCATTAGGTGGCCCATCGTTTGGCACAACCCGTAGCATTCAAGCAACTATGGAAAAAGATGGAGTGAATATTACTTATCATAAATACATTCCTAATAAAAGTTTTGCGTCAAATGGAGCATTTGCTATCCGCGGACATATACCGAAAGCATCAAAAGGTGTCTATACAGATATTGGTTTGGCTACTATTGATGGATAGAAATTTTATACAACAACAAATGGGGATAATGGAAAGACTGTAAGCGCAAATAGTTGGAAAATGAAATATAATGCTTTATCTGGTATGTATAGAAAAGGTGTCTATGAAGACATTGATGAGAATTACGAATATTATAAAGCATATAATGATTATTCTTATACACGCACATACAGTTTAGACACATATCAAAATAGTGATATGAAGACTAACGGGAGTGAAGATAATCTTTGGGCTTGGATGGCTGACCCTGTCACGATGACATTAGATGCTTATCACTCTTATGCTTCTGCTTATGACTTTGGTACAAGCAACACTCTTACATATACTAATTTTGATGAGAGCGCTGATACAGATATCTTTGAAAATAGATGTAAGCCACGCGGTTCTATTACCCTATTCCGCACTCGTAATCCTGATACGGGCAGAATGAATATAATGCCATTCGCGCCAAAAACTTATCCACTTATTACAGGATTAGGAATTGTAGGATTTTCTACTGCTGAACTGAATAAAATGTTGAACCCATTCAGTGATGATTTTACAGGTTCTGTTGTTCGTCAAATAACAGTAGCAGAAGCGCCTACTGACGGTGCTACTGATACTTTCTATAAGACAGTATCGCAAGAACTCAACGTTGCTTATAGTGATTTCCCTGTGCCAGTTTATCCGCAAATGCGTGGTATGGCAGTGTGGAGTATTAAACTTTGGGATTAGGACCGTCTTGTGCGCGATATGATACCCGTTAAAAAAGGCGAAAAGATTTACGACTACGTAATGCCTGACGATGGATTATTTGACCTTGTTACAGAGATTTTCTTTGGTAATAGTAATTTAGGCGGCACATATACGCAGACTTATTGGACAAGCGATAGTTCAAATAAACATAATGGTATGGTGAGTGAAACAACTACAATTGATGCGGCAGATGTATTGCCACTACATTGTATTGATGACCCTTGCTATTATGGTAAGATTACAGAAAATTACTATGATGAAGATAATCATTTTATTGCTAATCAATATGTTGATGTTCCTACTTGGTTCTATGAAGGAAATACAACACTTGCTGATGAATTACAGTATAATGATTATAAGCCAGATGATTATCATTTGGATGGAATGCTTGATACAGATAATCCAGATAATCCTAATGAAGATTGGACGTTAGAGGATATATACGATTAGGGCATAATCAACATTTATTATAAATTGAGGACATACGCCAAATCGGTAGTATATTATCAAGATAATTATCGAATTGGTTCTCGTGATTTATTCTTCTCTTTAAAGGATATTGAAAATGCGAGTTCATTGAGTGATTTAGGAATAAATGCTTCTTATTATCAAACAAACACATTTAAGCCTGGACGATTAGTATTTAACAGTAGCATATTAGAAAATAATGATGTTGCTGGATTTATTGATGCGCCAAGCCCGATTGTTGTTTATGACAAATATAGTAAAGCAGAACGTCCAGATTTACTTTATATTGAGTATTATCGTGGTGGCGCATATGATGACCCAACAGCCGAAATTACATTAGACGGTAATAATGTAAATTACTTTAATTGTAATTTACCTGCTGTCGTTCTCAATCCAAATGGTACTATTAAATATCGTAATCACTATCATAGCGCGATGTATGAAGATGAAGACCCTGGCTACTTTGTACCGTACCAAGTACGAGTTATAAACCCATATACAGGTATTCATTATGGACCCGCACGTAAGTACCGCACATTAGCGCAGATTGTTGATAGAGATGTTTATACTATTGTTGAAGAGCGTAATGGCTGGGGTAGATTGAAAGAATACTATCACGGTTGGATTATGCTATCAGCAACAGAAACGATAGTAGGACCTGGTTAGAACCCAGATTACGATACGCCAACAGACCAAACCGCAGTTATTCCATTCGCGGAACATATAAACATCACTCGTTTGACTGTTGATAGATTGTGGGCTTATGTTCCAGCAGAAGAAAGTTGGATAAAAGCCGAAGATATCAGTTATGATTAGGCTGGTAAGTTATATAATGCTTTGGGCTTACAAGTAATCGATTTAGAGAATGATGTAGATTGGAATAATGTTTCTACCATTGCTGATGTTGGTATTAATCCAGAAGCAAAACATCTACATTATCACGATTATGCCAATTATGTATATGATGGTGCCCTTACAAAAGAAGCATTTAGTGATATACACGATTTAGAGTTTGTCTATCCAGAAACAGTTTATAATTATAATTGTATTTACTATAAAGGTAATAAGTTCGCGGATAATGAATTAGGTAGAACCGCATTTAGTTGTTCGATAAGCGATTGGAACCCAGATTGGGACCACTTCATTGAGACAAGTTGGATTGTTGATGAAGACGAAAATGAAGTGTTGCCAGAGTTGTATCGTGGTGCCCCAATTTCCTTGACTTGGGACTACTTTGGATTTAACCGCAATCTCTTCAAACCAACAGGATATTATGATGGTATCTATTTATGGAACCCACACCCTTGGGATGAAGAGCATCTATACTTCACTTTTGAAGAATTGGTGCGGACAGGTACGCAGTATGTTATCTATCCATTCTTTGACCCGCACGCATATAAGTATTGGCATATGATAAGAATGCGCACGATATCGGGCGCGGGTAATGTTAATGATACAAAGTTCGTGCTTGATAATGATAATACTTATACAGAGGGCGTATGGGAAATTGAACCGCCTATGAAACGCGTATCCACCAATAGGTTATATAACCAAGACTGGGGCGCTGGTTGGTATAATGATACAACAACGCTACCTGCTGGTTGGAATATAAGTGCTAATACAAGCCTTTCGTCATTGTATTTCTCATTAAGCGGAGGACCAATGGCAAATTACTCAAATGGGAAAATTAATACCGTAAGCACTAATGGTGTTGGCGCGGTTCTCTATCCTGACGAGTATTTCCAAAATTTGAAAAAGACAGGAACCTCTACAGAAGTTGATGCCGCAACTGCTGAACTGACATTGCGTGAAGATTTGGGATTATTAAATATGATGGAGTATGAACCAAAAGGTTATTACCGCATCACAGGTAGCGCAGTTTCACCATACAGTGATTTGTTCCTATCTAAACTCCCATATCATAATGAATACGAACCGAAGTACTATATTTCTACCATTTATAACCGCAGTTAGAGCCAAAATAGAACAAGTGGTTATGCGAACAAGTGGAGACCGATTACTTCACAGCACTTATCCTTGTATCAATAGGAATGGAACCCAATCACAATGAAGGGCGAATTAAGTGCTTGGAGAAGCAAACCCTATATTGGTGGCGGAGTTTATCACGGTGTTCGTTCATATACAAATGGCGTATTGGAGCATTACTATGTTCCAGTTCCAAAGGGAATGTGGTATGAGTGGGATGGCGTGAAGAGCCAAATCACAGGTAATGGCTTGTTTGATTTAATTACGGGCACGTTAAAAACCGATGACCCTGGCTGTGTATTTACTTATGATTATCGTAGCGCGGATGGTGAAGAACCATATGAGCATCGTTATGATTATTTCAGCGGTTGGCAGTATGATGAAACTGCTATCCAACCTGCTATGTGGTATCAAATCACCGCATCTACTGATACATATCATCAGCCAGACGCGCTGGCTAATAAAATCCAGACTTTGTCGAATGGTTTATATCTTCCTGTTGATAAACAAACACAAGATACAGAACATCGTGTTCAAGGCTTGTGGTATCATAGCGCCAACTATTGGTTTAAAGTAAATAGTAATATCTCTGTTGCCACTATGACTGGTTCCTTAACAACAGAGAAATTAACCGCGATGGTTATGCCTGATACAGACACAACTACCACACTATTTTACTATGATGCGTATGATAACCCTGATGGTGACGCTACTTCAACAAGAGCAAGCGGTGGCAGTTTCTTAATAACCAGTTATTACACTTATAATGTTGGAACTAAAACGTTATTATTCAGTGGTAATAAGTGGGTTGATATGGCGCACACCTCATTAGCGCACGAAGAAATGAATAAGAATTATGTTGTATCAATAGATAGGTTGAGTTATTACACCTATCCTGTTGAAAACGATACATATAAAGTAGGATAGTATTTGGCTGGCGACCGTCTGTTTGTTCCATATCGCTCTTCTCGTAATACGAATTGGTATTATACAGGATAGGGCTGGGTCAAATACGCAGATGGTAATTTATCATTGGTTGAATAAGGAGTGGTAATATGACAAGTAATTACTATCCTATTGTATTAGATGAGCGCGAGGGCAGTTTCAGTATTACAAATACTGGGACTGCCCCGTCCCCTTGCGTGATAACAATAATCCCAAGAGTTAGTTTTCCTACTATGAAAATTGAGGGGTTGAGTAAAGACCCTATTGTTTTATCACAGATTGCCGCAGAAGATGTTGTTATCATTGATGGCGAAAAGCGTGAGTTCCGTATTAATGGTTCGCTTTCTTGGGATAAGTTTGATGCTTGGCAATTTCCGCACTTAGAGCCTGGTATCAATACAGTAAAAATCACAAATCCTAATATGATGGATATCGAAGTAGCATATAACGCGAGGTATATCTAATATGATGAAGATTTATGATACTGAACATCAGTTTTTGGATTTTTTCACTGATGGACTACGGAATGTATATACAACAGAAATATTGGAAACAGGGACCAAAAGTCTCTGTTTCCAAATCCCCTGTTTAGAAAAGTATTTATCATTAGTGCGGGAAGAACATTATATAGAAACACAAGACTATGAATATGTTGTAAAAGAATTGGTTTTAGAAAAGAATGATTTCTTTACTGTCTATTGTTCCGCGAATATCGAAGAATTAAGCGGCACTACATTTAGTGTATTTGATTGTTTTGAAAAGAACCCTGAACAAGCATATACCTATTGTTTATAGCCAGTTCCCACTTGGAGCATTGATTACCAAAGTCAAATAACAACAGTCCTAACTTTATAGACTTCTAATGTTTCTGCTCTTGAAATGATAAGAACAATTGCGGATATGAACCACCAAGAGTTGTGGTTTGACGCAAAAAATAAAGTTTTGCGCATCTATGATAGAATTGGGCGCGCAAAAAGTAATATATATTATTCTAATGAATTAAAGTTGCGGCAGTTATCAAAACAGTCATCTACTTATGACTATGCTACTGTATTATATCCTATTGGGAAAAATGGCTTGACTATTGAAAGTGTTAATAACGGTAAGAAGTTTATTGAGAACTATAATTATTCAAACAAAAGAATAGTCAAGTATTGGTATAATGAAGATATTGATGTGCCAGAACGCTTATTGGGCGCAGGTCAGGACTATTTAGATAGTATCGCAGAGCCTGTTAGCAGTTTAAAAGTATCATTAAGTGAGTTAAATGCTGATACCAAATTAGGCGATACCATTATGCTTGTAGATAATATAAAGAAATTGCGGCAAAAGAAACGAGTGGTGAAAATTATCAATTACCCATTTGAACCTGAACGAAGTAGTGTTGAAGTCTCGAATAGACAAGCGGATTTTGCGCGCACATTTGTCAAGCAACAAAAGGTATTAGATAAAGAGATAAAATATATCCGCTCGGTAATAGAAAATAATTAGTAAGGTTGGGACAAATTTGTTCTAACTCCCTTACAGTATTTTCATATAGAAATGTGAGGTATAAGTATGAGAGAGATTATACAGAACTTAAATAAAGCATCACTCGCTAATGCCACAGGCATTTCTTATAGCAGATTGCGCAAATATGCGGCAGGTATAATTTAGGCACTTACTGATGATGAAAAGCATAAGATATGCGAATATTTACTATCACTGGCATAGGCGTTTAGATAAATATATTATTTGAACAGGAGACAGAAATATGGAAGAACAGTGGAAATTGATAACTTGCCTAAAAGATTAGGCATTTACGCGTGAATAGTATGAGGCTTCTAATTTAGGCAGAATTAGAATGAAAAGAAATAAACGAGTTATAAAGCCGCATTTACATAATAGCGGCTACTACTCTTTTCATTATTCTTGGACTGATATTCTTGGTTATCGGCATTTTAGTGTTGAATTATGGCATAGGGTTATAGCAAAGACTTGGATACCAAACCCTGATAACTTGCCGCAAATAGACCATATTAATCGTGATAAGCGCGATAATGCTATTGATAATTTAAGATGGGTTGATAATCGTGGCAATCAGTCAAATACAGGCAAAAGGGGTAAAAAGTTATTTAATAGGCATAACCCCGTTTATAAAATAGACGGTGATTATAATATAATTGAAACATATGATAATGCGATTATTTGCGCTGAAATTGAATAGACGTCAATTAGGTAGATAAATAACTTTTGTTGTGGCACAAGGCTCCCAAAGAGGGGCGGCATTACATTCACACAACAGTCTTATATAGAAGAGCGTGGTATGAAAATCATTGAAGATGAAAATGGTTTGCGCATAGTAAAAATTTGACAAATAAAAAAATTTTTATTATTATAAATATGCCGATGATGAAAAAGTCATAGGTTTCTTCCTTATATAATGTGTGGGCTGTTGTAGTAAATCCTCGATAGCCCACATTTGATTATATTAAAAATTTTTGTTATAATGTATATAGGGTTGGGAAAAGTATCTATAGGGTAATTCTGTATTCAATAACGATGGCATATATGCCATAATATTATATGGAGCGTCCATTGTTATGGGCGCTTATTTTTATTCAAAGGAGAAAAGACAATAGTATGAAATACAAAAAGATTTTTATGAGACCATTAGCATATGAATTGCGCAAATTGGGTTATAACATTGTTTAGGTTGAGCCTAATTATCATAAACCAGAATTAGATGTTTATACATTTGAAGTATCTGGTAATTTTATGGCTGATTTTGCGAGGCTTTCAAGGATAGTGCGCAAACAAAAGTAAGCCAGTTAGGAGTTAGCCATATGACAAGACAGATGCCAATATTAGCCCATAAGGGATAGAAGTTTATTGCTGGACAATCCTTTTGGAGTATCCCGCAAGATATTATAGTTTATGCTTTTAAACATCTAACTTATAATGAAACGCAAGTATTAATTTATTTGATTGGTAATAAACCCAAGAGTGAAGATGAAGATTTTAAAGGCTGGCAAATAAGTAATATAGAAGATTGTATCAGTGGTAATGATAGAACCATTCGCGCGGCGAGAGCCACTTTGGCGCAAATGGGATTTATCAAACAAATACCCAATCAAGATGGAAGAACATATTCCACTATTGTTGTCGATTTCGATTGGATAAGGACAGCAATAAGGAATGATTGGGATAAAGACGAAGTTATACAAAATTTCGCGGTTCTCCAGAACCGCCATTTGGTAGGAAATCACGGTTGTACAGAACCGTGATTTGTTAGGAAAATACGGTTGTACAGAACCGCCATTTGGTAGGAAATCACGGTTGTGGAGAGCCGCATAATATATAATAGGGTGATAAATAATATGGGGCAACAGATAAGGTTAAGAACAAGATAATTACGCCGCCCCATTCCCCAAGGTTGATTTTAGATAATTAACCCTAATGAACTGGCATAATAGGTGAGGATATATGGAAGATAAACTATTCTATTGTTATTCTAAAAATCTTTGTTTGTTTCTTAAATTGAATGGTATAAATTATGAAACAAAAGCAAGACATCCAAATGGCACATATTATTATACATATAAAAAAAATGATAAACTGTATAACGCTTTATCAAATTGGAACATATATAAAGAAACATTCGCGCAAATGAGGTGATTATAGTGGCTATAAATGAAAAACAAAAGATGATGGTTGAACGGTATATTGCTAATGGGTATAATTTGCGTGAAGCATATGAGGCTACATATGGTGAAAAAGACAATCCCGCTATATCATACCCATATCAAATGATTAAGAAACCTGCTGTATAGGCGTATTTACAGAAGCGGCGTAAAGAGATATATGATAGTCTCCAAATTGATGCTGAGCGCATTGCTACTGAATTGGCAGATGTCGCATTTGCCCCAAAAGGTGACGAGCATTATAACGCGCAAGCAAAAATTCAAGCCTTGAATATATTGAGCAAGAATTTAGGATTACAGACACAAAAGGTAGAAACAAACCAAGTCATCGAAGTGTCTATTGAAGATGAAACTCAACATTCATAAAAATATATTTAATAGTGTCTATTATCCTCATCTATTGGACTACAAAAAAAGATACGAAGTGTATTATGGTGGAGCAGGTTCAGGTAAAAGTGTGTTTATCGCGCAGAAGTTGGTAATAAAAGCATTGCGCAGTAAGCGCAAAATTTTGGTGCTCCGCAAAGTCAATAGAACAACAAAGGCATCTACATTTTAGTTGCTATAGGATACACTTACGCGTTTTCAAATAATTAATCTGTGCGATATAAACCGCACAGATTTTTCTATATCTTTACCTAATGGTTCGCAGTTCTTGTGCGCGGGACTTGATGATACTGAAAAGATTAAGTCTATTGTTGGACTGACTGATGCTTGGCTTGAAGAAGCAACAGAGTTTAGCGCGGATGATTTTAGCCAGGTCGATTTACGTGTGCGTGACCCTATTGCGCAAGGACAATAGATTATACTATCATTCAACCCTGTGTCAAAAGCAAATTGGTGCTACCTATGGTTCTTTGCGCCAAATGAAGAACTTGAAGAGTTCCGCAAAGAGGCAGAAATAATTTAGACGAACTATTTAGATAATAAGTTTTTGCCGCAGAAATATATTGATGCTCTATTGCGTATGAAGAACACTAACCCTGTATATTATACCATTTATGCTCTTGGTTAGTTTGGTTCTCTTGATAAATTAGTGTATAACAATTGGTAGGTTATGGATTTCGACAAAGACCGCATCAAAGGGCAGTTGCTGTGTGGTTGTGACTTTGGTTATACAAATGACCCGACCGCATTTGTGGCGTCTTACCTTGTGCCGCAGGAGAACCGCATATATGTGTTTCAGGAGTGGGGCGGCACAGGCTATCTCAATAATTAGATTGCTTCTGCTATTGAAAGTATGGGGTTCGCCAAGTCCGTTATTATATGTGATAGTGCCGAACAAAAGAGTATTGATGAGTTGCGGCAAGCGGGTATTCGGCAAGCCAAGCCGAGTGTTAAAGGTAAAGGTTCCATTCTTCAAGGAATACAAAAGTTACAGCAGTATGAATTAATTATTCACCCTAACTGCGTAAGTATTAAAGAAGAATTGGAAAATTATGCTTGGGTGAAAGATAAGCAAACAAATGAATACATAAACGAGCCTATTGATAAATGGAACCACTATTTGGATGCTTTGCGCTATTCATTACAGTGTATGGATGCTCGTATGTAGTTATAGACTATTGATAAGAAATTATTGTTTTGATAGGAGGTTGGTGTCATTGATAACTTTATCTCGTGATATAGAATTGACGCCAGAACTTATAAAGAAAATTGTGGATGCTCATAAGACAAGCGAGTTGCCGCGATTAGAAAAATTAAAGAGATACTATGAAACTAAAAATGACATACTCAACCGACAGATGGCAGACAGCACTAAACCCAATAATAAAATTGCGAATGCTTACGCCAGTTTAATAACAAGCACACTTGTTGGTTATTTTGTTGGTGAGCCCATTACATATACCGCGGATGACAAGCAGATGATGGATGAACTTCAACTTTTGTTTGAGTATAATGACGAGGCTGATGAGAATGCGGAATTGGCAAAGAACGCAAGCATTTATGGCGTTGCGTATGAATTATTATATATGGAGCAACAGGATGAAGGTATGGGTCGCCCAATGCTGCGGTTTCACACCTTGGATACAAGAGAATGTGTTCCTATTTATGATGATACTATTGAGCATAATCTAATTGCCTTTATTCGTTATTATACAACGAAGAATGTGTTGAGTGATGTTGATTTGCTCGTGGTGGAGTTAATTACAGATAAGGATACGAAGAGATACGAAGCAACTGTCGCGGGTGGGCTCCATTTAGTTGAGACAGTGCCACATTATTTTGGTATGGTGCCTGTTGCTATCTATAAGAATAACGAAGAGTTAATTGGCGACTTTGAGCCTGTTATTAGTTTGATAGATGCTTATGACACGATGGAAAGCGATACGGTGAATGACTTTGATTATTTTGTAGATGCTTATTTGGCACTATATGGATTTACCGCAGAAGCAGAAGACATTGTGAAGATGAAAGAAAATCGTGTCCTATTGATGGATGAGGGCACAAGTGCGGAATGGCTCATTAAGAACACTGATGATGCTAATGTTGAGAATATGAAGATTAGGCTGGATAAAGATATTCATAAGTTCTCACATTGTCCTGATATGAGTGATGAAAACTTTGCTGGGAATAGCAGTGGTGTTGCTATACAGTATAAGTTGTTAGGC